GTATTATTATTATTATTTTTATTTATTCTGACACCACCGAGAAGCGGCTTTTGGGTGGTTGACACTACCTCCGATCGGATAGCTCTGTACCATGGCGCTTTAACTTCATATATGTTAGATACGTTTTGTTGTTGTTCAAAAACGGGTTGTCCTCCGCTTTGGTCTTTAAAACCGTATATCTGAGTGTCCATGTTCTCATCAACAGAAAGATAACTTTCCACTGTTTTCCAGGGAGCTCTGGGCACTACTTTAAGAGACGTCGAACCAGCATAGAACCGGTACAGAAATGAAGCCATATATACTGGTGTTGGAAGTGCTGGAACTTCTATTGTGCCAGATTTTATAATACGGTTTCCCTTTGTGTCGCTCTCTCTGTAGTGGTTAAGCTTTAAACCTGTAAACAATGGTTCATCTCTTAAAGCTGTGAGTCTACCGGCACGTTTGATAAAGGCTCTATAACTTTTGAACACTTCTCCTGAAGTTTGAGTTCTCGGATCATGAGTTGTTCCACCAGGTTGGATATTTATCGATGTAGAGGGTATGACTACTGGACCGGTATCGGATTGGGCATACTGCTTGTCATATCCAGGAGCGAGATTCATAAGAGGCCTGTCGACCAAGAAATCGTCTCCACCGCTGTGTGAAATAATGAATGAAATTTCACTTGCGACTGTTTCCGGATTACTAAGCTGATTCAAAGAATACATTGCCACTGTTCCAATACTAGTTTCCAATGTGGTAGCATCTGGCGTGCCATCCTCCTTAAATTTGACTGGTTCTCGGTGGGGAACATTTGAAGCAAATTTAACGGGGAAACGCATTGTGGGACTGATTGTTTCATCTTGAAGATCAACTATCACGTTGTTCAAGATTGTGAGTTCCTCTCCTAGAGTATCAGGAACTTTGTCCATTGTTGTTTCTGGGAAAAACACAACAGCGTATCTGCCTTGATGAAAACGAGTTTTGATTGTTGTGATATCAAAATTTATTGTGCCACGCCACATGGTACCTGTCATTGCGGTTAGTGCGAAAGAACCCAAATACAATGTCTTAGTGTCAGTAGTGTCAGGATATTGATATGACGAGAAGGGTGATACTTCCCATTTTGACAATAATTTGTTAGCGGAAAAAGCGGCTGAGTTCACCGTGAAGCGGTGGAACATGTTTGGACGTTGTAAAATATAGTCAAAAGCCATTTCGTCAACTTTCTCTGGAATTGATGCAGAAGGATTAATGCCGTTATCTTGGAAACATGCCAAGGTAGTACCATCATCAGCTCCTTCTGTGTGAATAAGAGTCTGACCAGGTTTTATCACTCTTGTTTCTTGGTTACACACCTTTGTAGGCTTCGACCAACCCATTGTAGTTGCTATATTAGCAGCCATACGGGCAGGCCATGCTACAGAAGATGATATAGATCCAATAACGGGCAAGGATGACAAACCATGGGCAACGGTTGCTACAGTATCCATCATAGTAGCAACTGGACCAGGTTTCACAACTTCTCCAGTGTCACTTTGAGCGAATTGAACTCCTTTCTTCTTTAATTTCTTAATAGTTTCTTGAGTGGCGAATTCGGGCATAATTTCATTAACTGTTGGAACGTAGAATTGGGGATTAACGAATCGGGCAAATACTGTATATTGAACTGAAGTTGTTGCAGCACCGCGCAGAGGTGATAATACATACACAAATACTGTTCCGAATTGATTTTCACTGTTGCCGAGGTCGAAGTAATCATAAATGTTGCAATAGGGAATTGTCATTTTCATACTATTACCTTTTTCTAATGACAGAACTTTATGTGGACACGATGTTTGTGAAGCAAGGAATCGTGTGCCTTTTCTGCGAAAATCTTGTACTTGATCGTAATAGGGATTATGGACTAAAGCTGGCATGCCTGCAACAAAAGGTTGGGCATTTACTTTCAATTCTATTTCTACATCGGCTTTAAAATATTGAAAATTTTGAAGTTTCTCTCTGATGAGTGCTGAATTTTGAAATATAACTTGAGGAAAATCAAATTTATTTAGATAATTTACTTTATCAGACATATAGTCTGCATAGGAAAGAGAAATAGGTAGAGGTTCGTCAGTGCTACTCCAGGTAAAAGTACCTAGTTTAACAGGTCGTTCAAGAATTGTTCTGAGGTCATGTCGAGTGAGGTCGTCCAGAGCAGCAGGCGTAGTGCTTGAGGGCATGGCCGTACTGTCTTCTGGGTGTTGGAGGTCAGTCATTAAGTTACCGCGAACGGTGTCTAGGGTTATGTTTTCTGTTTCTAGTTGGTTTGTAGCAGTCATGTTATACGACAGAGGTAGATGACTATTCTCTCTGAAGTCGGGAGCTGTATCACAAGAGCACAGCAACACTCTTTAGGTTGGCAAGGAAATAGCAGCGAAATTGAAAGTATCCCGTTTCAATTCAAAGTCCAGATCACATTTCCGGGCAAGGCCTGAAGTTACCATAAAGGGACATATTCCACCCTGGTGTACCCATCGCGCTCGTAACGATAGGTTTCCATTTGTTCGAAATATGTCGGAACCGTGATTGTTATCTTTTGGTTCCAGAGTTCTTGACGTATGCGGTTACTCCAATAGTCATACGTCTCTTTGGGATGCAAGGAGAGTTCCATGATAGCCATTTCACAGTTCTCGACGGTGGCTTGTTTAACAGCTTTTCCTTTGATCCAGTTCGTAATTTCTAAGATGTTAGTGATTTCCATGGGAGCCATGTATGTTCCATCGTTTTGAATTACGAAATTTCTCTTCAGAAATGCTGTTTGCGACAGCGGCTTGTGTCGCACAATAACGCCAGTCTTGCTTTCATCGGTATAAGTCAGTCCGATAGTCTTCAATATCTCTGTCAATGTCTCTTGATTGAACCACGACAGTATGGATGCATCTACGGATTTTATATCGTCATCTCCATAGATAGCTTCTTTCACATACTTGCGATAGTCGCAAACGGCTGGTAGGCCAAGCTTCTTCTTCAGGAGCAAGTATGCATAGCGCATGATGATGGCATTGAATAATGAGTTGATGATGACGGTGAGTGGGTTTCCTGATGGTTGTGAGTGTGTTTTCCTGATGATTTGCCCTTTAACGATTATGTCGGCATTAACGATATGTTCGAATAGCGCAGCTCTGATAAGTTGAGCTTCTTCACTATCTCCATACCAGCGATTTATAGCTTCCAAAATCGCAATTAATACCTGC